TTATGGACACTTTATGGACATTCCCGCGATGGGATTATACGCCACTGCATCCTGTAAAAAGTCTGGCGCAAAGTGTGCATAGGTCATTGTTTGCTGTATCGTCGCATGCCCTAAAATACGTTGAAGCGTAATGATATTCCCTCCGTTCATCATAAAATGCGTTGCGAACGTATGCCGCAAAACATGCACCGCCTGACCCGGTGGTAAATCTGGCTTCACTTTCTTTAGCACATTACGGACTGTTGTATAGCTTGGGCGAAATAAAGCACCAGACTTGCCAGTCCTCACGAATGATTTTAATTCATCCGATATTGGAACCGTTCGCCGCTTCCCATTCTTGGTTTTCATGAATGTTACCTTATTACCGATAATATGCTCACATTTAAGGTTCGCTACTTCACCCCATCGCCCGCCGGTAGCAAGGCACAGCAAAACAGCTTTGTGATCATCCCCAGATAGAAAACTGATGAAACTTTCTATCTCTTCATCAGATAAAAAGGACATGTCCGTCTCACCCTCTTTGAATGGTTTCACTCCCTCAAATGGGTTTGGGCTGTGGTATTCATCGGCATTAATTAACTTGGTAAACATTCCCCTTAAAATAGCCTGATGTCGGTTAACGCTTGACGGTTTCAGCCCCGCACTCAACATGCGCACGCGATAGTCAATAAATGACTTTCTGGTCAGTTGGTCGGCTCTGATAACGCCTTGCTCACTGAGATTTTTAATAATCGCAGTCAGTCGCTCTCTCTCTTTCTTGCCCCGCACATGGCTCTGGCCATGGTACACCCACCACAACCCCAGTAATTCAGTGAGTTTTCTGCGGTCTGCCGGTTTTTCTAGCCAATCTTTATCATGGTAATTAACAAGAATATGGCGCTCAAAAACTTGAGCCTCGCCTTTCGTGTTAAACCTGCGCCGAATTCGCTTTCCCTCGGAACCCTGCGGCCTAATGTCCACTTCATAACGACCGCCATCGAGCTTCTTAATCGACATAAGTAAGCCCTCCGACGTAACTAACTACCTGTAACCAAAGGTCATCAGCATATTCGTAATAAATATCTAACCAATTTTCGTCTCTGATGGGGGTAACGTTGTGATTTCCGGCCCATTAAGAGAGAGGGCCGGCGCTATTTGCCCGGCTGCTGGATTGACTTCATCAAACATAAACCAGCTTTGATACTTTCTAAATCTTGGGTGCTTAAAGATTTTAACCCCCGCATCAAAAGACATTCTCATTCTATCTAGCTCATAATTTGCATAGCTACCATAAGGTATCCCAACTAAATCAGTTAGTTCCCTGCGATTTAGTCTTTCTGATTCTCTTATCAGTTTGAGTTTCTCACCTTGCGTACTTGACATATAGTTTCCGTATCCGCTAATCTTTCGTTGAAACAAAAACCCGAATCGCACTCAAGTAGAGCTAAGTGGTGCTAAGTGGTGATTCAGGAACCAAGACGGAGAATAGCAAATGTCAGATGAAGCTAAAACGATAGATGAAGTTGCCGATGCTAAAACCAGAACTGGCAAGCCGGTAAAAGATGAAATTCGCTTATCAGTAAACCCTTCCGACCTGTTATCAAAAGAGGGTTTTGCCCTGCATATTGGTAAAACTGTTGGGGCCGTAGTAGCAATGGCAAAAGCCGGAAAATTACCTGCCTTTTACATGGCTGACCCTCTTAAGCCTGGCGGACAAGCGGAGTTGTGGATCAACCGCAAGGAATGGGACGACCACGCGAAACAGTTAGTCGATACTGCGCCCGCTGCATGGCACGGATGGAAAGACCGCATTAACGTCACCAAGCCAGGCAAGGGCCGCAAAAGTAAAGTAGGGGCGGCGGCATGACTCACTCATTGATCGCCATCAGCCGTAACACATGGTTTTATCGCGGGTTTGTGATTAATTTTCGTCGCAGAACAGCAATCAACTTGCTTAACCGCTATGAAGTTTTTTTGGGTGAGCAGTCTTTCGGCTTATTTGATGCTCAAGCCCTCGCAACGAGCTTTATCGATCAGTTGCATACCGAACGTGAGACGGGAGTAGCGGCATGAAATCACCTTGCTTACAGATAGCTAACGCAATACTGCAAACGCACATGGCCGATATGGGCGAATTAACCCGCCGCGCAATAGAGAAAAATGGCGTCTTTTCCCTTAAAGCAAATCTCCATGCCCGTGAAAAAAAAACCATAAGTAGCAACACTCTGGCGGGCTTAAGCATGATTACCGCGCTAGCGTGGCAATTACGCGAAAACGAATTAACCACTTTTCACAAACTGAATGCAGCAACACAGCAATTCCGTGAATCTGGCGTTCTACCCTTGCTATTCAATGAAGAGGTGCCGACATGCCAGGGCAACTAATTGAATTGACCGGCGGTGCATTAGCCGTGCTGGCATTTCTGATCTGGATTGCTGTGCTATCTGTTCGTGCCGTGCTCCGCGATCACCGCCGCCGCACCAGTATCAAAAAAGCAGCAGAACGCAAAGCGCGTCAGCAGTTTTGACAAGGTTTATCCGCACTTATTTAAGGTGAATTAAATGGCCTGTACTTGTTTTAACGATGTCGCCGCCAAAGCAGATTCCGCATTGCGGGAAAAGAACGCTGATTCAATCGGTAAAGTTGACGAATCACACTTTGATCGTGAAATGCTGTCCTTTAGCCGTGGCGATTATTGCCCCGTTTCTCTTAATTATATTTTTCGTTATTACCGCAAGAAAAAAGATGGCACCACTGAACAAAGAATCACCAATTCAGATGTTTATATAGTGATTAAGCATTGTCCATTTTGCGGCACAAAGTTTGACGGAAAAGCAGACTGATAGATTTTTTATAAATAGGCATTTAAGGGGCGGCAATGAAACAAGCATATTCCACACTGATTAACGACCTGTTGCAGCAATACCACTTCAAGGCCGAAAACATGCGCATCGCTTCCGCTGTTGCCGACTCCGGCCCTTATCAGGAAGCGCACCTATCGTTACGTGCGCTTCCTGATAAGGGCCGGAGTCATACCGAGAGGTGAATGATGGAGCAAATAAAATCGGATGAATCACCACTTTCAATGCAGGAATGGAATCAGAAAGTAGGTTTGCGGCATTTAGCCCGCGTAAAGGAACTGTTTAAAAAAGATCCAGATGAAGAGTTTGAACGGCGTTTGGAATCATTAAGTAAGGGTAAAACAAAAGGCATTATTTATTATGCGGCTGGGATAAAGAAAGACAGCCATGATAGAAAATTTCGAGAGTTGGAATACCACGAAAGAAAAGCAGTGCGTAAAGCGGCGTTGGATTTATGGGTTGATTTAAATTCAATCCCAAAAGACTTGTTGTAAATAAATAGCGTTTTAGCGGGCTATTAAAAATGGCGCATTTATCGTGCCGGGATTCCTATTATCTAAAATAAGGTGATGTGATATGGCAAAGCAGAAAAAAAGTACCAGTTATGCACACAAGACTGTGAACAATGTTATTTCAGCTATTCATAAAACAGAATCAGCCTTAAAAGAGGCGCTGCAAATACAAGAATTGACAAAAGAAACACCAGAGTCATTTTATCCATCACCAAGACTTCACCAGCTAAAAATCCTGCCGGAATATTTCGACGCTGTATTTAATGGATACAAAAAAGCTGAGTTACGGCCTAATGACCGTGATTTCTCCGTAGGGGATTTCCTGCTTTTAAGGGAATGGGAATTAACCACTGAATATTCAGGACGAAAACTTGTAGTTGAAATTACACACATTACTCCGTGTGACTTTGCCCTGCCCAATTATGTAATGCTCTCATTTAATGAGCGATACACCACAAGCTATTCCCGTTTTGATGATTTCGACGGAGGCGTCCCATTTTGAATTCTAATAACCCACTATCTAGGCTAGCGTGTGCTTTTAGGCGGTCTATTGTTAAAGCCGGAAAAACACTCTGCAAATTAAACGCCAAACAACGCGCTCAAAGATGGCTAAAAAATAACTATCTTATTTTAGACACAGAAACAACGGGCCTTGGTGACGATGCTGAAATAATTGAAATCAGTATCATTGATTGTACCGGTAAGATATTGCTGGATACGCTGGTTAAACCATTAAAATCCATTCCCGCAGCGGCAACCGCCATTCATGGAATCACTAATGAAATGGTAGCGAACGCGCCAACATGGAAAGATATTCATCATCAATTTGTGGCACTAAGCAATGACCGCACCTTGCTTATTTATAATGCCTCTTTTGATTCCCGCTTAATTTTTCAAACAGCAGCGGCTAATAATTGCCCGGTGCCAGAGAAGAAATATATTTTTGATGCTGAGTGCGTCATGAAAACCTATGCGGAATATTACGGCCAGTGGGATCAGAAGCGAAATAAATTTAAATGGCAAAGACTGAGCAATGCAGCCGAACAACAGGGCGTTGCCATTGATGGTACGCCGCACCGCGCACTTGCCGATTGTAAAACAACGCTAGGTGTTATCCAGGCTATAGCAGGGGTGAGATCATGAAGCGCATTTTCTCCCCGCTGAAATGGGCCGGTTCAAAAGGCCGTATTATGCCAATCTTGCGCCAGCATCTACCCGCCGGAAAACGTCTGGTAGAGCCGTTCGCCGGTTCTTGCTCTGTCATGCTGAATACAGATTATGACGAGTATCTCATTGCTGACATTAACGGCGATTTAATTAATTTCTATCAGCAATTACAAAAGGATTATAAAACCGTCATTGTTCTTGCAGAAGCGCTTTTCAGGTTAGATAACAACGAGGCTGATTATTATTTTAATCGCCAATCTTTTAATGAGCGTGAATTCAGCGACGAATTCAACGCCGCCATGTTTTTATATTTAAACCGTCATTGCCATGGCGGTATTTGCCGCTATAACCAAAAAGGCGAATTCAACGTTCCTTACGGAAGATATAAAGCGACTTATTTCCCCGAAGCTGAGATCCGCCATTTCGCTGAAAAAGCAAAAAAGGCCACGTTTGTATGCTGTGATTTTTCCGAAGCATTAACAATGACCATGCCGGGCGACGTGGTTTATTGCGATCCGCCTTATATCCCTACATCCGCCACCGCAGATTTTACCAGTTACCACACCAGCGGCTTTGGTTCTAATGAGCAATTTTGGCTCTCTGAAATACTCACGATCACAGCGGGTCAGGGTTGCCACGTTATTGCATCGAACAGCGATACCCCACACGGCCGATATCTTTACGAAAGTTTTGATATTCACAGCATCACCGCCCCCCGTTCTGCGAGTTGTAAAGCTGATGGCCGTAAGGCTGTGGGTGAAATTATTGCAACTCTTAATGGAGTAGAAAAATGAATTTATCAATGATTATGGGGCATGTGTTAAGGGTTATATTTTTCGCATATCAGCAGAAGTTCAATAAAGAGTGGAATAGAAAATTAAATTCTATTTTAGATAAAGGCGAGATGATTGACTTATCTCCTCACGTAATTAATTACGAATACCAAGGAAATACCTACGGGGTATGGGTTTCTAATCGGTGGTATTCATACGCACATCTATATTGCTTTAATGATAAGCACACAGGGAGAAATACGCAGTTTAGACCGTCATTTAGAACCATGGTCAGGCTGCATAAAGTCGTTAGCGCTATTCAATTATTAGATTCACAGAGGGAATTTAAGCGAATTTATCTCGATGGAGATAAATCATGACACCTAAATCCTCTATAGCAAAAGCGATAAACCGCACGTTTGGGGTTGCAGATTATTATCAGGCAATAGCTGCCAATATATCCCGTTGCACAATACTTAGCTTATCGCAACTTCCATGGGTGGGCGTCGATCCCTCTAGCTGTCGTGATAAATCTGTCCAATGCATCATTGAGCGAGATGTAAGCACTGGTAAAGTCAGGGTGTCCACTGTGCTCATCTTTGATGATTTTCCGTTTTACATTCCCTCAATAGACTATCTATTAGGGCCGCAAAAGTGAGTAAAAGTTTGCGCGGCCGCATTATTCCAGCGCCACCGCTGCCTTATCCGGGCAACGGTGATGTTTCTATTGAATGGGCCTATCCATGGAATGCCCCGCGCTCTGCCATTGGTGGCTACCAATCTTTAGCGCCGGTCGCAGTGGTAGCAAAGCCAAAATCTCACCCGCTGGTTATTCGCTATGTGAAGCGCCTCAATGCGTTGGGCTATACCGAATTACGCGAGCCTAATCAAACCTTACTTAAAATGCGCAGGGAACGCGCCGAGCTTGAGCGCCAAATCTTTTTGCGGGACAAGCAGCAATGGGCGGATTCACCGCAGGGCGTAGAGGCTCGCATTGATCAGCAGCCTATTTTTATTAAATCGCATTTTCAAAATAAAATTAAGTGGTTACGTGAAAACCATGGCGATAAACATACCAATGCATTCTTAACCGGCACCGGCAAGAATGCATTGGTACGTCTGGATGCTGTGCGCGAATATCAGGGTGTGAGCAAGGGCCGTAAATCTGAGTTAATGGCTTATTTTCAGGGAATTTACAGCCACCTTGCCGAGCTAAACAAGCGCCGGGTTAAGTCGCTGGCGAATGATGTCGCTGGCCGCATTAATGAAATGTTCTGTACCGAGGTATCAACTCCTACCGAAGAAACCCGCACCTTATCTGATGAAGATTTATTAACCATTTACCGCAACATTGCACTTGAAGTGTGGTCTTTACGGGTCAAGCCGCCGCATTGGCGCGAGTTGGGGCCGAAGCCAGGCCAGCAAGATGAGCCAGTAGACCGTGCAGTCTTTCATTCCGCTATTGCCCGGTTGATTAATGCTGATTGGTGGGAGCGTAAACTGTGGCGACTGCGTAATGATTGGCGAGAAAGCCAGTTGCGCGCCGCTGGCTTGATCCATAAGCGTGCCGCACCTTACATCAGCAAAGAAGCGTTGGCCGACTGGATGGAGCAAAAGCGCCGCAACCGTGAATTCTTCAAGCGCCATGAGCTGATTGACAATGAGGGTAACACCGTTTCTTTAGAGGCAATGGTGGACGCCAGTATCAGCAATCCGACTATTCGCCGCCATGAGCTAATGGCGCGCATGAAAGGGATTGAGCTAGTCGCACAGTCGCGTGGTGATGTTGGGGTTTTCTACACTATCACCTGCCCGTCTAAGTACCACGCCAATAACCAAAGCGGCCACGCTAACCCCAAGTGGAACCACAGCGAACCACCACAAGCGCAAGCCTATCTTACAAAGCTGTGGGCCAACATCGGTTCAAAACTGGGCCGTGAAAATCTTCGCATTTACGGTTTTCGTGTCGCTGAACCGCATCATGACAGCACGCCGCACTGGCATTTGCTACTGTTCATGAAGCCGCAGGAACGCCACGCCATCACTGAGATTATGCGCGCCTACGCGGTTAAAACTGATCGCGCCGAATTAGGCAGGCGCACCAGCGCCCGATTTACCGCCAAACGTCTGGATCCGAAGAAAGGCAGCGCCACCGCCTATATCGCTAAATACATCAGTAAAAATATTGATGGTTACGCGCTGGATGGCGAGCTAGACCACGAAACCGGTAAGCCACTGAAAGAAACGGCCCGCTTCGCTATGGCTTGGGCGTCACGCCACCGTATCCGCCAATATCAGCCCATAGGCACACCACCGGTAACCGTCTGGCGGGAGCTGCGCAAGCTGAATAACAAGCTACTCAATGACCTGATTAAATCAGATGAATTTAAGTTAGCCATACAGCACATGATCGATGAAGAAACCGCCCCCGCAGACATTGCTGCGAAAGTCGCCGCAATGCGAGGGAAAAAGCTGTTACTTGATCCGGCGATGGATGCGGTGATGTCAGCGGCCGACGTCAGTTGTTTTGCTACCTATATCATGCAACAGGGCGGCGTCTTAATTCCTCGCGGGGAATACACCGTACGCATTGCCTATCAGGACAATGAACAGCCCAACGCCTACGGCGAAATCACCGAGAAGATTTTCGGCATCTATTCCCCGCTTTTGGGCGAGGCGTCGCGCATCTGTACCCGCCTAAAAACTTGGAAAATTGTCGCCCGCCAAAAGGTGAAACCCGCCGTTGCCTTGGGGGTTGATGTTTTTCAGGACGGCCCCGCCGTCCCTTGGAGTTCTGTCAATAACTCTCCGGTAGAGCAAAAAACACGCGAACCGGAGGAGGCAATAGACAGAGCATCAGAGCATAAAATAATCGATTTCACCGCGATCACCGATGCAGAACGCCGGGCCTTGCTGCGTAGGATAAAAAACGAGCCGGTATCAACGATTAAAACCAACACATTGACGCAAGCGGAGGAATTATCACGCCAGGCATCAGCCGAAAAGGCCGCCCAGCGGCAAGAAAAAACCGCACAACTGGCACCAGTGGCAACAAAAATCCGCGATTTTGCCGAGTCAATCGGGCTTTCCATTAGCAAACAGCAGGCGCAATCACTGGCTTACGGCGCAACGTTGACTATCGGCGGCCAGAACTGGCGGGCAAGAGAGGATTGTTGTTTGTACCAGTGCCAACCAACCACTGCCCAGCGGGCATTTAACGTAATGAGCCGGGTGGCGAAATTGCGAGAGGGAGCAAACCGTGAAAGTCACCAATATTAATTACACCGACACCCTTTGCACATTGTCAGCCGATGAACAGCGAGTTGCTCAAATGCTTGGCGATGCATGGAATCAATATTTACAGCTTTCGATTGAACATCCCTGTGAACGTGACGAGTTCTGCCGAGCCATTCACGATTGCCAGAGGATCATATTAGCCCGCCCGGCAATCCGTGGGCTGGCTGAAAAAGGGCAGGGATATAAAAAATAGCCATATCTTATTAGGAGAATGAAATGCTTAAAGCTGATATTCAGTTTTTATTTGATGAAGAAATGGAACGCCGGAGAGTTGAAATGGTTGCAGTTAGAGCTGTTTGTTTCGCCAGTAGCTACCTTGCGGCCCGGTTAGTCTTTGGCGACTTTAAAAACCAAACCCTAAAATTTCATGAGAATGGCATTGTCGATGTTTTTGCAGAAATCGCATTGCTTCACCGGATTGCGGCGTTAAAAACATTTAAAGAAGATGAGGAAAGCTATAAACATTTCACCTCAAAAATAGAAATTATTGGCCTGGGGCGCTGGTATTCAAATCGATTTATACGGATTAAATTTTAAAAGGTGGCTGATTATGACAGCAGCAAGCGAACGTAAACGCGCCCAGCGCCAGCGCGATAAAGAGTTAGGCATCACCGAGATTACTTTGCGTATAGATACCGCAGAAATGGCAATGCTTTTGGAGGGCTGCGAACAGCGCCGCATTGCTCGCGGGCCTTATGAGCGGGCTGAATATTTGCTAGGTTTGCTCCGGCAGGACAATAAATTGCTACACAAACAGCTTGATGAGCTGAAAAAAAACAGTTGCAAGCGATGTGGTGACACATTACCGGGCGATAAAGCCGGTTGCTGTTTACAAGGTGACACTGAGTGCTGGCAGACGCAGGGGTATAAGAAACTGATGTTGGACACCCTATAGCGCGGGTGCTGATAGTGTACCACCACAATATTAAATAAACCATAGAAATGAATAGATATGCGTCAGTTTGAATAAAATAAAAGTCTCACTCAGTTTACCCTCAAAAGCACCCCACACAAAAGCGCCTCCACGCCACACAGAGAGGCGCTTTTTTATTTCACCTCCGATGATGTGCATTTTATGCCGAAAAGGCAGGGTTGAGCACATGCGTATACAGGGTGATTTATGCCATATATGCGGAGACACGGCACCACCGACCACATCCCGTTCCGCGCGCTCCCCCGCCCGCGCTTTGCGATGACTAAATATTCACTTTTTATGCAGTTAGGAAGAGGCTAAAAACCCAGTATTGGCGCGGCTTAGATAGTGATTAAGGGGTGAATAGAATAATGCGGATTGTTGCGCGTTGAACTTGCGGTGTTGTAGCGGTCAGTTAGCTAAACAATATGAGCAATTATCACTGATTTTCTATGTGGCCGTTGCGGCTTGCTCTTTTAAAATCGTGACATGGCACAGAAACAAAATCAAGAGGCTTGTGACATGTCACAGTGAATTAATTTTTACTCGATGTGACTGACACAATTTCAGCATTAGAGATAAATCGGTGGCCAGTGTATTTTTTTGTATGCATATAAATGCAAAAACCGCCTAAAAGGCGGTTAGTGTGTGCATAAATTGAATTTATTCTTGTTTGGCGAGTAATTCATAGGGCTTAAATCTGATAACTTCCTCCCCTACCCAATCATTAATTTCCATTAGCCGCTCTTGCAAGGGGGCCAGTTCGTTAATGGCAAATACCCGCGCGGCTTTCTCCACATCGCCAAAACCGCCGGTATTATTGGGTAAAATACCCATCAGTTGCGGCGGCACACGCTGCATGGCTAACTGGTCGTCGCGGGTGACATTCTTAATACTGGCAAACTCATCTTTCGCCGCCACTTCTGCCAGTGGGATCACTTGTATCCCATCCTTTTTACCGGCCGGGGCGTACATAAACAGATTGCGGAAATTGCCCGGCCCTTTGGATTCTTTCAGCGCCTTGCGTAAGGCGTCAATATCTTCCTGTTTATGCGCCGCGTCGTTCATATACAGAATAAATCCGGCATGACTGCCATTCAGGTAATATTTGCGGCGAAATAGCGTTGCGGCCTCATTAAGCCAGGTCGAATTTAACGAGGCGAGATATTCAGGAACGCCGTAGACCTCTTGGTTAATATCCGGGTCTAACAGGTGAAAAACGCTGTTGGCTTCAAACGGGTGTGGGTTGCCATAAGATGAGACATACCAGTAAGTATCCAGATCCACACCTCGGCGGGTATATTTTGCCGGGCTGGGTACCAGTTTTATGATGCCGCCCAGCCGGTTATAGCGGGCCTCTAAAAACGAGTTGGCGAACACCAAAAAATCCAGCGCATAGCGGCTAAAATCCTGCTTTGATAGCAGCCGGTGCGGCTCAAACAGGCTAACCAGTACATTACGCTTCATGTAGATAGGCGAGCTGTGATGCACGGCCGCCCGAAAGGACTTCGCCAGGCCATTGAACGATACCGGCGGCTCATACCAGCGATCCATTACTGCGCATTCCAGATAATCCAGAATATCGCGCCTGTCCATCATCGGGATCGGGTCGTCAAAAGTAAACGCCTCGGCTTTCGGTGCAGTACTTTTTACCATTCCCGTTGTATTGCGTTTATTTCGCTGTTTACGGCTCATAGTGACACCACCTGATTTGCCGCCTGAGTGGGCCATTGGCACATGTAAAGCATGGCAAATTCGAGTTCGCTCATTTCCTCCCTAAGCCTGACAACATCATCAGGACTATATAGGCATCCATTACCGGCGATATCTTCAATTGTGACACTTTGGCTCCATTGAGGCTCGCTCTTCTGCGCCTGTAGCCAAAAAGTGAAAGCATTCACATTGAGTGAGGGGGTAGTGTAAAACGTACTGCGGTGATGCTTATGCATCGATATGCCTTTGGCTATTTTTAATAATCTGCCGGGATTTTCTGCCCAGGCATATTCACTGACATAGACATTGCCAGAGTATCCCGCAGCGTGTGAGTTTTCATTAACGAAGCTGATTTGTGCGCCATTATCCAAACGAATGGCGTTTAATTTACTGACTTCGCCTCCGACAATATCAAAATCAGCAATATGACCAATTTTCATCCAGTTAAGGGTGTATTGCTGCGCCGCACTATCCGTGTCATCTCCTACGTTGAAATAGATTTGGTCGCGGCCGGTTTCAAGAGCATCAATTAACCCCTCAAGAGCAAAGAATATATCTGCACCGGCCTGTCGGGTTTTGGTTATATTCCGGGTGCGATTATCAATACCGGCTTTATACCACTCACGCTGATGATTAAAGGCCCATCTGTGCATCCAGTATTTAAGGTGTTCGGTGCTGGTTTTATCCGAAATGGCGTGTTTCATTAATATATCTCCATCACACTGGTGTTATTGCTGTTAATGCCCTCAAGAGGCTCATGGAATAAGGCGTGCATAATGGCCCAGGCCACATCACCGTGACTGACGTCTTTTGAACGGTCAGTGACAAAGGTGGCGTTGCGGCCGGTGGCAGTCATGGTTTTGCGGATCGACATAAACGCGGTGGCGATATCAATACAGCCCGCGTCAAACTCCAGGCGGCCGCCATGAATAATATTTTTAGCCTTATAAATCAGGTCGGCTTTCATTTCTAAGCTGTAGTGAATGGCGTTAACCGCCGGGAAGAATTGCCGTACTAATTGCGTCACGGAACGGCCCAGACCGGTATCATCAATACCGATGTAAGTGACGTTATAGCGATCGGTGATCTTTTTGATATTGCTGGCCTGGTCGGCAAAATCCATCCCTTTCCACTGATGGCGCTCCAATACCCTGAATTTACCGCCCGCCACCACTGGCGGCGCGATAACGGCGCAACCGGCACTATCCCCGGTGCTGGCTGGGTCGTAGCCAATCCATACCGGCCTATCACCAAACGGGCGTAACGCCAGCAGTTTGACGTCTGTCCATTTTTCCCAACTATCCACCATGCAACGCTGCATTTCGGCCAGCTTGAACGTGGAGGCGTTATCATCAATAAAACCGCACATAAACAGGTTTTCAAAATCTTCCTCACTGTTTTCATTGCGTAATTCATCAATATCAAACAGGTCGCAGCCGCCCTTTAATGCATCCTCAATGGTGACAATCTGGCGGTACTGCTTATCCTCACACAACCGGCCCGCCGCCAGCCGTGGATAACTGACATCAATTTCAATGCGCTTATCTTTGGCCTTGCCTTTGTTAAACAGCGTGCCAGCCCAGAACGGGTAAGCCTCATGTGAGGTGCTGGAGGGAGTAGAAAAATAGGTAGCGCGATATTTTTTCTGTGAGGCCATGCCCGATGCGGCGCGGCGTAACTTCTGAAAGCCGGGTATCCAAAAATATTCATCCAGATAGAGATTGCCGGGGCGGCCTTGTGCAGTGCTGGCGTTGGTACCGAGAAAGTGCATTTCCGCGCCATTAGGCAAAATAATTACCTCACCGCGCAAATCAACATCCACCTGACGAGCGGCCGCCACAATATAATTTTTAAACTGATGCGCCTGTGCTTTTGAGGCAGAAACAAACATTTGGTTGCGGCCAGTGTCGAGTGCATCAAGCAAGGCTTCCCAAGAGAAAAAGTAGGTTGCACCGACTTGGCGCGATTTTAAAAAGTTACGGATGCGGAAATCAGGCGATAAACCAGCTTCATACCAGTTGCGCTGATAGTCGAACATGGATTCATTAAAAATATCTTTCAGTTTGGCAACCTGCGCCTCACCGAATACATTTTTCTGTGCGCTCTTGCGTGTTCCGCTGTTGCGCTTCTCAATATTGGGGTTGAGATCAGCCTCGTTGCCGCCATCATTGTATTTACCAATGCGAGCGTGACGCTCGGCTTGTCGGCCCAGCAAATCAATCTCTTTGTAGTCTTTGGCTTCCTTGACAGGTTTCATGATCAGGCGGCAATATTCCGCTGCCGTGGTCAGTTGCATCTGATCCAATGGCCCGTAAGCGTCCCACTTGTCGCGGCGCTTCCAACTGTGTACCGTGACGGCTTTCTCGCCGATCATTTCCGCAATTCGGGCAATACGCAGCCCTTGCCAGTACAGATACATGGCTTGACGGCGGGGGTCTAAATCGGCATTGATAGCAACGCTTTCCATGTTAAATAGCCTGTTTTATTGCTTAATTGCAGCAAGGCTACCTATCCGTACCGCCTCCATCCCGCATTACACCTTGTGCCAGCCATGGCACAACAGCGCCTGATTGTTCCGTTTGCCGCCGGTCGCCAACATAGGTCACTACTATCGAATCAAACCGGAATCAATCACATGCCAATATCCAAGTTTTTCCGTGCCGTGGTGGAGGGTGCCACCAGTGATGGCCGCCATGTTCCCCGCGCACACATCATTGAAATGGCCGAAAGCTATAACCCGGCATTCCGTGGCTCGCGTGCCAATCTGGAACATATCAAGAGTGTTTTGCCCGATAGCCCGTTTCGCGCCTATGGCGATATCGCGGCAGTTAAATATGAAGAAATCAGTGACGGGCCACTGAAAGGCAAATTAGCGCTGCTTGTCCAGGTCGATGCCACTGACGATTTGGTGAAACTGCATCAGGCGCGGCAAAAGGTCTACTCCAGCATTGAATATATTGAGAAATTCGCGGATACCGACAAAGCCTATTTAACCGGCATTGGTTTTACTGACACCCCGGCCTCATTAGGCGCTGAAATGCTGACATTCTGCGCGCAAAGCGAACATAGCCCGCTGGCATCGCGCAAAAGTCAGTCTGACGCCATTTTTACCGAAGCCACCGAAATCAACCTTGAATTCGAAGCCGAGCAGGAAGTTAAAACCAACCTGCTGACCACCATCAAAACCATGTTTACCAAAAAGCAAACCGGTGATGACGCACGTTTTAACGATGTGCATCAGGCGGTTGAATTGGTCGCGCAGCAGGTTGAGGGGAAATTTAGCGCCCTTACCGCACTGGAACAGCAGTTTTCTGAGCTAAAAACCGCCAGTGATGCAACAAATCAAGAGCTTGCCGAGCTGAAAACCACGCTCAGTAAAACAGACCGCAACTTCTCCCAACGCGAGCGCTCAACAGGCAATGACGGTGCCATTTTGACGGATTGCTAATTTATTACGCTTGCTACGTTTAGGATTTAATTTCACATGAAAAAAACCACCCGATTTAAATACAACCAGTTTTTGCAGCAAGTCGCCAAACTGAACAATTTGGACAATAAAGAGGATATCAGCGCGAAATTTACCGTTGAGCCGTCCATTGCGCAAAAACTGGAAACCAAACAACAGGAAAGCAGCGTTTTCCTGTCAAAAATCAACATTTATCCAGTGGATGAAAAAGAGGGTGAAAAAGTGGGTTTAGGGATTGAGCGCCCTATCGCCAGTACCACTGATACCTCGAAGCAAGAGCGTGAAGCCTCTGATCCCAGTGGCTTAGACGGTACGAGCTACAATTGCACCCAAACCAACTTTGACACGGCGCTGCCTTACCCGAAATTAGACATGTGGTCTAAATTCCCTGATTTTCAAACCCGTATCCGTGATGCCATTGTGAAACGCCAGGCACTCGATCGCATCATGATCGGCTTTAACGGCACTCACCGTGCGAAAACCTCTGACGGTACCGTCAATAAGCTACTGCAAGATGTCAACATCGGTTGGCTGCAAAGCATTCGTGACAATGCACCCAGCCAAGTGATGGATAAAGTGGTTGATGAGCAAGGCGGTGTCATTTCGCCAAAAATCCGCATCGGCAAAGATGGCGACTTTCACAATCTTGACGCGCTGGTGATGGCCGCCACTGACGAGCTGATTCAGCCGTGGTACCAGGACGATACCGAACTGGTGGTGATTGTTGGTCGTCAGTTGTTGGCAGATAAATACTTCCCGATCGTCAATCAGGAACAGCCGAACAGCGAAGCGCTGGCCGCTGATTTAATTATCAGCCAAAAACGTATTGGCGGCTTGCCCGCAGTGCGCGCGCCCTCTTTCCCGGCTAATGCCATCTTGATCACCCGGTTGGATAACCTGTCCATTTATTGGCAAGACGGCACCCGCCGCCGCCACATTATCGACAATCCAAAACGCGATCGCATTGAAAACTATGAGTCAGTCAATGAAGCCTATGTGGTTGAAGATTTTGACGGCGTGGCGCTGATTGAAAACATTGAGTTCGGTGATTTCTCCACGCCAAAAGAGGGTTGATTCAAATGACTAACCCCGTTCGCCGTCACCGGCTATTTGTGGCGGCTCAGCAATCGGATTCACTGAGCGAGGCGGCCAACCTGAGCCACGCCAGCAACTACGAGCTGTTGTTGTTCAAGCTGCAACAGGATATGGCCCAATTGGGCCGTATTGAATCAATAGCCCGCAAAGCCGAGGTTAAGCAAGGCATGTTGCCCGCCTATCTTCCGTGGGTGGCGGGTGTGCTGGCGAAAGGGAGCGGTGAGCAGGACGATATTCTGATGCGCATGTTGATTTGGCATCTGGATACCGGCGATATCACTCGTGCTTTAGATATTGCGGAGTACGCCATTAAGCATGATTTGGTGACGCCGGACAGCTTTAAGCGCACCACCGCGTGCCTGATTACCGAGGAAGTCGCCGCCATTGCACAGCGTACATTGACCGACCAAAAGCCGCTGGATACTCAGCAGCTATTGCGCGCCCAGCAAATTTTAACCGGTCAGGATATGCCGGATATGGTTTGCGCCCGGCTGCATAAGTTTGTCGGTTATGCCCTGCGTCAGGACGGCGACAGCGTTCTCGCGCTGGCAAACCTGAAAACGGCGCTGCAACTGGATGATAACAGCGGTGTGAAAACCGATATCAAGAATCTTGAGAAGCTGATTAAAGCAGCCTCATAACCCTACGCCCCGGCGAGGGCGGCACGCTAGCCGCGTCAGGATGTTTTTTACCCCGGCAAGGCCAGCGTCCACCGCCCGTTTATTTTGCGAGTGTCAGTATGGAAATCGTCATTAACGGCAATCAGACACCGGAAGCGCCGGAACCGGTAGAGACATCGGAAAAAGCCATTATCAAAAATGATGGTTTTTGGCCGGATATTGACCTGAATCAGTACCGCGAAGAATCACGTCAGGACGGCACAATCACGCAGCCGCGTGTTATTGAAGCGGCGCTGTTTGCCATCAATGAAACCAATGATCGGTTATCTGTCTGGCGCTTCACCCAGCAAAAACAAGGTTACATGACGGCGGCTGAGGTGCCAGCGGAAAAACTGAATGAGGAAAGCACCCGCATTCAGTTATACCGCACGGCGGTGTTTTGCCTGATGCAAGCCCGTTTGACTGATCGTTTTCGCGGGTTTGATACCACCGCTACCGGTGGGAAGCGGGCCGATTCACTGGAGCCCACTATTGATAATTTGCGCCGTGATGCTGCCTGGGCAATTAACGATATTCAGGCCATCAACCGCATGACAGTGGAATTGATTTAATGCGCATTCTGGCCCAGCAGCACGACACCCTTGACGCCATGTGTTGGCGCTACTACGGCCGCACCGAGGGCGTGACTGAAAAAGTGTTGGCGGCTAATCCGGGTTTAGCCGATATCGGGCCAACTTTACCGCACGGTTATCCGGTGGAAATGCCCGAAGTCAGCGCCGCTGTCACCACGCAAACCCTGCAACTTTGGGACTAATTGCACAATTCCCCATAGGGGGTAACGGATATGAAAATGCCAGAAAAAGATCCAAGTTGGGTGGGGGTGGTACTGGCCTTTTATTCTACCCATTCAACCGTGATAAACGGCTTTCTCGTCGCCTTTATTGTGGCGTTTCGCCGCGTAGTGTGGGGCGGCGGTAAGTTGCGTGAGGGCATTGGCGAGGGGGTGGTGTGTGGGCTGGTCGGCGTCAATATCGGCCCGGTAATTTCCCCGATGCTAATCCACCTGATTGATGCCACTCCCTGGCTAAATGGCGCGTTAACCGAAGTTGCCGCCGGGAAAGTGGAGATATTTGTCAGTTGTCTTATCGGGCTGATCGGCTTGCAGACCATCCGCGAGCTGGTATTTAAAATTGTTAACAAAAAGACGGGAACCACTGATGCCAAGCAATAAATTTATTTTCGGCAAAACCAGCGAAAGCAACCTGAACGGCGTGCATTCTGATTTGGTGAAAGTGGTGCGCCGCGCGCTGGAATTGACCCCCATTGATTTTAAAGTGATTGAGGGCCGCCGCACACTGGAGCGCCAGCGCGAACTGGTCAAGGCCGGAGCCAGCCAAACTTTAAACAGCCGCCATTTAACCGGTCATGCGGTGGATATTGTGCCGCTGCCCGATGGCAAGGTGAGTTGGGAATGGAAGTATTTTTATCCGATGGCCGACGCCATGAAACAGGCCGCCGCCGAGTTGGGGATCGTCGTGGAATGGGGCGGCAACTGGACAACATTTAAAGATGGCCCGCATTTTCAATTGCCCGCCCGTCAATATCCGGGCTAACACCATGACCATTTTTAACACCGCCCCGCTCGCATGGGCGATTGCCACCGCCTTACTGCTTGCCGGTGGCGTGCAAACCCACCGCTTGTCTGAGGCTCGGCAACTGGTTATTGACCAGCAAGCCGCCGACGTAGCCAGTAAAAACGGCCAACTTATTGCGCTGGCACTGACCGCCAATGCCAATAATCAAGCACAGGCACAATTGCGCCAACAGGTTGCCAGTACGGATCAGTTGTTGGCGCAACGCAATAGCCAAATCAAGAGGTTATACCGTGAAAATGAAACCTTACGCCAGTGGGCTGATACTCCCCTGCCTGATGATATTGTCCGGCTGCGTCAGCGACCTGCCTTTACCGGGGCCGCAGATTACCGTCAATGGCTGTCCGAGAGTCACGCCTTGCCAATTCCCGGCAGCGGAACCGCAAACTAATGGTGACTTAAACGACGATATCGACCAGTTGGAAGCAGCGTTACACGCTTGTGCGGCGCAAGTTGATACGGTGCTAACTTGCCAGCAAGGGGCCGCCAATGTTAAAGCCTGATTCGCTGCGAGCCGCTATTTTAAAGGCGGTGCCGTATATCAAGCAAAATCCAGATTGCTTACATGTGTTTATTGACAAAGGGGCGATTATTGCCACGCTGGCCCCATCACTCTCTTTTGAATATCAATACACCTTAAATCTGGTGGTGACCGATTACGCCGAGAGCATGGATTTGATTGTTGTCCCTATTCTGCATTGGTTGCGCACTCATCAGCCAGATATTATGGCAAATCCTGATAAGCGCCAGGATGGCTTCACCTTTGAAGCGGATTATCTGGATAACAAACTGCGCGATATCAGCATTGACCTCAAACTCACTGAGCGAACCATCGTCAAGGAGCAAGACGGGAAATTAACGGTCACCACTCTGGACGAGCCGCCAGAACCTTACGCCTCTCTGAGCAGCTACGAGGTCTACATAAAAGGTGAGAAAGTGGCCGAGTGGTCGCTATGAATGACCTGCATGAGCTAGACCAAACTTTATCCATTTTGCTGGCGCAACTGGCACCACAGGCACGCGGCGCGTTTATGCGTCAAGTGGCTAAAGAGTTACGCCAGCGCCAGCAAAAGCATATTCAGGCACAGCAGAACCCGGACGGCTCCCCTTTTGTTCCGCGCAAGAAAAAACGCCGCGATAAGCAAGGCCGCATCAAACGCAAGATGTTTACCAAGCTGCGCACCGCCCGTTTTATTAAAAGCGAATCCAACGCCGATGAGGCCGCCGTTACATTCAGTGGCAAGGTTAATAATCTGGTGCGAGTACATCACTACGGCTTGCGCGGTAAGGTCACAAAGAACGGGCCAACAGTGAAATATGAGCGCCGCCAGTTGCTAGGCTTTACTGATAGTGATTTAGAATGGATAGGTGATTTAGCATTAGAGCACATTGCTAAATAGTCATTTTTATCTGTGTTGGCCGCGCCCGTCAATACAGTTAAACACACGTATTTTACCGATGTAAAAACTCGCTGCAGCACAGATAGACGCGACTGTACTCGATGTCATTTGCCCTTTTTCTTTGTGCCATCCCTCACACAAAACCCATCACATGCCGCGCGCGCCCGTAGGCGGCACACTGGCCGCATGAATATCCTTATTGCTGGCCTTAAACGCCTGTTGGCTAACATTATCCGCATTGGCATCGTCTCAGACGTCGATCTTGCTAACGGACTGTGCCGGGTCAAAATAGGCAACCTTGAAACCGATTGGCTCAACTGGCTTACTCTGCGCGCCGGTCGAGTGCGTTTTTGGTCTGCGCCATCAGTGGGTGAACAAGTCATGGTGTTGAGTATCGGTGGTGAACTCACCACCGGTTTTGTGCTGCCCGCCATCTTTTCAGATGCCAATCCTGCGCCGTCACAATCGGCTGACGCCATTGTGATCACTTTTCCCGATGGTGCTCGCTTTGAATATGAACCGGAAAGCAGTCACCTGGCCGTCACTGGAATAGCTACGGCGGTGATTGAAGCCAGTAAGTCAGTCAGTGTAACCGCCCCCAATATCACCTGTGCCGCATCAGTCAAAATCACACTGGATACGCCAGAAGTGGAGTGTACCCACAACCTGACCACTGCCACGCTGAACGTGAAGCAAGGTGGCACTATGAGCGGTAATGTCACGCATTCCGGCGGGAATCTTTCATCTAATGGCGTGGTGGTTGATAAGCATGACCACGGCGGCGTGCAGCGCGGCGGAAGCTGGACAGAGGAGGTTAAATGACAAGCTATAAATATATCGGTATGAACCGCAATAGCGGCTTGGCTATCGGGGATATTGACCATATTCGCCAGTCAATCAGTGACATTCTGACCACGCCGCAAGGCTCGCGAGTGATGCGCCGTGATTATGGCTCCTTGCTATCAACCCTAATCGACCAGCCGCAAAATCCCGCCCTGCATCTAAAAATGATGGCCGCCGTCTATGGTGCGGTAATGCGCTGGGAACCGCGCGTGACGCTGAATGCCATCAGTATCACCACTCAAATTGACGGCAAGATGATTGTGGATTTAACCGGAAGCCGCACCGATAGTGACAGTCGGTTGAGTTTGGCCGTGCCAATAGGAGGTCAATAATGGCAATCATTGATTTAAGCCAGTTACCGGCCCCGCTGGTGATTGAATCACTGGATTTTGACAGTCTGTTTGCCGTGCGCAAAGAGGAATTTATCGCCCTATATCCGGCTGACCAACAAAACACAGTGCGCCTAACGCTGTCATTTGAGTCGGAACCCATTGTGAAGCTGTTGCAGGAAAGTACCTACCGTGAATTGCTGTTACGCCAGCGTGTCAATGAGGGGGCGCAAGCGGTGATGGTTGCTCATGCGATGGGCAGCGACTTAGACCACCTCGGCGCAAATAATGGTATTGAGCGTTTGACCATTACACCGGCCAATCCAGACGCTATTCCCCCTATTGCCGCTGTGATGGAGTCTGACGACGATTTCCGTATGCGTATCCCGCAAGCCTTTGAGGGCTTGAGCGTAGCCGGGCCAACTGGCGCTTACGAATATCATGCTCGCAGTGCCAATGGTCGGATTGCTGACGCCTCCGCCATTAGCCCCTCCCCCGCGTGCGTTACCGTCACTGTGCTCTCTCGTGAGGGGAACGGCGTAGCCTCACAAGATTTATTGGATAAAGTTTTTACTGTGCTGAACGATGAGAACGTACGCCCGGTGGCGGATCGTTTAACCGTCAATTCTGCCACTATCGTGGAATATCTAATTGACGCCACGCTCTATTTTTATCCGGGGCCAGAAGCCGAACCGATTCGCACCGCCGCCGAAGCCAGGCTAAAAACCTATATCAGCACCCAACGCCGCTTAGGGCGCGATATTCGCAAATCTGCCATTTATGCCGCGCTGCATGTTGAGGGGGTGCAGCGGGTAGAACTGGCCGCGCCGGTAGTTGATGTGGTGCTGGATAGAACGCAAGCCGCCCATTGCACCGGCTATACCTTGGCTGTGGGTGGTTCCGATGAATAAACGCCTATTGCCGGTTGGCTCTACCCCGCTAGAAATTGCCGCCGCACAAGCTTGTGCCAGCCTGGGCGATGTGCCGGTGCCGTTGCGCCAGTTATGGAATGCTGACCTGTGCCCGTTGCCGTTACTGCCCTATCTGGCGTGGGCGTGGTCTGTTGATCGCTGGGATGAAAGCTGGCCTGAGGCCACCAAACGCGCGGTGGTGAAATCCTCAGCCTATGTGCATAAGCGCAAAGGCACCATCGGCGCATTGCGTCGTGTGGTGGAGCCGCTCGGCTACCTTATCCGCGTAATTGAGTGGTGGAAAACCGGCGAAACGCCCGGCACTTTTCGGTTGGATGTCGGTGTGTTGGAAACCGGTATTACTGACGAAATGTATTTTGAACTGGAGCGGCTGATTTTTGATGCCAAGCCATGTAGCCGCCATCTGATTGGCCTGTCCATCAATCTGGATGTGTCCGGCACAATCCCCGTCAGCGTTGCCAGTTACGACGGTGACGAGCTGACCGTTTACCCGTATTTACCTGAAACCATTACTGTGACCGGCCAGCACTACACCGGCGGCACACTTCATATTATTGACAGCGTGAGCGTGAACCCATGACTACAAAATTCTTTGCCATACTGACCCATCTGGGGGCGGCCAAGTTGGCGAACGTAACGGCCCTTGGCACGCAACTACAAATCACCCAAATGGCCGTCGGGGATGGCGGTGGCGCATTGCCGATCCCCAATCCGGCACAGACGCAGCTGTTGGGCGAACAACGCCGCGCTGCATTGAATTCATTAAGTATTGATGCGGCCAACAGTAGCCAGATTATCGCGGAGCAGGTTATTCCTGAGAATGAGGGCGGTTGGTGGATACGTGAAATTGGGCTGTTTGATAAAGACGGCGTATTGATTGCGATTGCCAACTGCCCGGAAACCTATAAACCCCAATTACAAGAGGGCAGCGGCCGCACCCAAACCGTGCGAGTGGTATTGATTGTCAGTAGTACCGAAGCGGTCACGCTAAAAATCGACCCCTCTGTGGTGTTGGCAACGCGTAAATATGTTGATGATAAGGTGATTGAGGTCAGGGATTATGCTGATGACCTGATGGAAAAACATCTACTTGAAGATGATCCACATCCACAGTATGCACCGAAAAAAAGTCCGATACTGACAGGGATCCCCACAGCCCCAACCCCCACTGTAGGGGATAACACGCAACAGCTAGCGAACACGGCTTTTGTGAAAGCGGCGCTTACCGCCCTCAATTTGGGCGGCGCGGAAAAGTTACCGGCAGCTACGGGTTTGGCGGCAGCCTTTGGTTACATTTCAGTACCCGCTTTGATTGCTGGCGTGCAACGAAGCGTACTCATACAGTGGCGCACTATTTCTATTCCCCCCTCACCCGATGGTGCGCTTCTTGTCGTTGATGGCACTTGGCCCATTCCATTTCCGACAGCGTGCCTCTCAATTATGCAGTCAATGACGGGGGGTGTTATTTACGTGGCAACCAGCCCGGTGCTTTCATCCGCTCGCATTGTCGATCGCTCCTCATTTCAGGCAGCATCTAGCTATACGAAGTCAAATTCAACGATTACGGTATGGGGAGTAGGGTATTAATGAGCACTTATATCTATAGCCCGTCAGAGAATGTCTTTATTCCCGTTGCGTTAGAAAGTATTTATGTAGCAGCAGGTACATGGCCGGAAGCTGGTTATCTTATTGCTGATGATGAGGCAATGATATTTATGGATGATGCGCCAAAAGGTAAAGTGAGAGCGGTACAAGATGGCAGACCATGCTGGGTAGATATTGAGACATCGCCCCCCTCAAATGAGGTGTTATCAAGACAGGCGCGGGGATATCGTGATTTATTTATTACCGCCACCGACCCTGTAATGGTCAGCGACTACTCTATTGATGACGCACCTCTGACGGCAGAGCAGCGCAGTGAACTGACCAAGACCCGTTTAGTATTCAAACAGTGGCCGACACAAGAGGGCTGGCCGCTGATTGAGTTACCGGAACTATCGCAATGGCTGTTAGTCGAGGCGGTTAATCAGGGCTATATTGTTCCCACTTGGCCGCCAGCAGTATAAGCCAGCCTACCAGCCCCTCTTGAGGGGCTTTTTCATTGTGCCATCCCTCACACAACCCCCACCCACTGCCCCGCGCGTAGTAATCCGGCATCATAACAAATGAACGCTTAACCGGAGAAAAACGCATGTCTGCAACCGATTACCACCATGGTGTGCGCGTCATTGAAATTAACGAAGGCACTCGCCCGATCCGCACTGTCAGTACGGCGGTAGTAGGGATGGTCTGTACCTCCGATGATGCTGACGCCACCGTATTTCCACTCAATACCCCGGTATTACTCACTGATGTGCTGGCTGCAAGTGGTAAGGCCGGTAAAACTGGCACATTAGCCCACTCACTGGCCGCTATCGGCGACCAAACCAAGCCACTTACCGTGGTTGTTCGTGTGGAGCAGGGCGAAACCGAAGTCGAAACCACTTCCAATATTATTGGCGGTGCCACGCCAGATGGCCGCAAAACAGGCATGAAAGCTTTGTTGGCCGCACAAGGCCGTTTCGGTGTAAAGCCCCGTATTTTGGGAGTGCCTGGTCATGACACTTTGGCGGTATCCACTGCGCTGCTTTCCGTGGCTCAGGATTTACGGGCTTTCGCTTACATCAGTGCTTACGGCTGTAAAACCATGGAAGAGGCCATTATTTATCGCGAGAATTTCAGCCAGCGCGAAGCGATGTTGATCTGGCCGGATTTCCTCAGTTGGGATACGGTCATTAATGCGGAGGCTACCGCTTACGCCACTGCCCGCGCCTTGGGCTTGCGCGCCAAGATTGATAATGATGTTGGCTGGCATAAATCCTTGTCTAACGTTGGGGTTAATGGTGTCACCGGTATTAGCGCCGATGTGTTCTGGGATCTGCAATCCACGGCTACCGATGCCAACTTGCTCAACAGCAAAGACATTACCACTCTGATCCGTAAAGACGGTTACCGCTTTTGGGGTTCCCGTTCTTGTTCTGATGATCCGCTATTTGCCTTTGAGAACTACACCCGCACCGCACAGGTATTGGCTGACACCATGGCCGAGGCGCATATGTGGGCCAACGATAAGCCGCTGAATCCATCGTTAGTAAAAGACATCATTGAGGGTGTCCGAGCCAAAATGCGCGAACTCAAAACCATGGGTTACATCATTGATGGCGATTGTTGGTATGACGAAAGCGTGAATGATAAAGACACGCTCAAAGCGGGCCGCTTGTTTATTGATTACGACTATACGCCGGTACCGCCGCTGGAAGATTTAACCCTGCGTCAGCGTATTACCGATCGTCACCTGGCTAATTTCGCCGCCGCCGTTAACAGCTAAAGGAGCTTAAACCATGGCATTACCACGCAAACTTAAGTTCCTGAATGTATTCAATGACGGGAACAGCTATCAAGGGGTGGTTGAATCGATCACTTTGCCAAAATTAAACCGCAAATTTGAAGAGTTTCGCGGTGGCGGGATGAATGGCAGCGCCAAGGTCGATTTGGGGCTGGCGGATGGCGCGCTGGATGTTGACTGGACGTTAGGTGGCATTGAACACGAGATTTACAAGCAATGGGGGGTGACCAAGGTCGATGGCGTGATGTTGCGCTTTGCCGGTTCATACCAGCGCGACGATACCGGCGAAACCCACGCGGTAGAAATTGTGATGCGCGGCCGTCATGAGGAAATCGACGGCGGTGACAGCAAGCAAGGTGATAACACTACCACCAAGATTTCCACAAAAAACACCTACTACAAACTGACGTGGGACGGTGAAGTGCTGATTGAAATCGACATTGTGAACATGGTCGAAATGGTTAACGGCGTTGATATGCTGGAAGCCCACCGCCGCAATATCGGCTTGTAAGATGGCGGAAGTCATCGCGTGGCTTATTTCGCACCTTATTTCATTTTTTCTCTTTATTTTTATTTGGAAAGTCATCATGAAAGACCCAAAACCAGCAACAGAAAACCCTGTAACAAATGAAGTCGTTACGGCAGAACAGGATAAATTTAACGTGATCACACTGGATGTGCCTATTGTCCGAGGCAATACCACCATTACCGAAGTGACGGTGAATAAACCCACCGCCGGCGCATTACGCGGGGCCAAGTTGCAAGCGCTGTTAGATACCGATGTTGACGCCCTGATTCGGGTATTGCCTCGCATCACTACCCCCAATCTGACCGTGCCAGAAATCAGCAACCTTGATCCGGCTGACATCTACGCATTGTCTCAGGCGCTGGCGATTTTTTTCTTACCGAACTCGGTCAAGTCCGACTACCTGAGTGCTTAACAGTTGATGATTTGATGGCTGATATTGCGGTGGTATTCCATTGGCCACCATCAGCCACCGACCCAATGACTATTGGTGAGCTTTTAGAATGGCGACATAAAGCCATTATCCGTAACGGGGGCAGTGATGAGTGATAAGAACCTCCGCTTGCAGGTTTCTTTAAGTGCCATTGATAAAGTGACCAAGCCCTTTAAATCTATGTTGGCCAGCAATAAGATGCTGGCCGCATCGATTAAAAACTCCAAGCAAGAGCTTAAACAACTCAATAGCCAGGCGGCTAATATTGAGGGCTTTCGCAAGAATAAAACGGCGGTTAATGGTGCCGCTCAGGCGCTGGCTGCTGCCCGCGATAAAGCGCGCCAGCTTGCTAATGAATTAAAAAACAGTGTGGCACCCACTGCTAAACAGGCCAGAGAGTTTAAGCGCGCCAGCGAAGAGGCCGCCAGGCTTAAGCAAAAATATAATGACTTACGCATCGCGCTACATACCCAGCGCAGCGCATTGCAAAGCAGCGGCATTGCCACTAACCGGTTAGGCCAGGCACAGCGATCCCTTAAAGCCAATATCACCAGCACCACCGCCGCACTGACCGCACAACAGCGCCGGTTAGAACAGCAGGCCCAACAACAACAGCGCCTCAGTACCGCCCGTAACCGCTTTGATAGCAGCAATCAGCGCAAAGCCATTGCCGCCGGATTGGGTTACACCTCGCTCTCCACCGGCCGCGCGATGGGCCGTGGGATTGAGAACGCCTTGCATGTCGGTTATGAATTTGACGCCATGATGAGTGGCACTCAGGCGGTAACCCGCATTCAAGATAAAAACTCGCCTGAAATGCAAGCTATGCGCCATCAGGCGCGCACCTTGCCGCTCTCTTCTAAATTTACCGACCTGCAAGTCGCCGAGGGTCAATATTATCTTGGTCGTACCGGCTACACCCCTAAACAAGTGGTTGGGGCGATGCCGGGTATGCTGAATTTGGCGGCGGCCGGTGATATCGATTTGGGCACCACCGCCGATATCGCGTCAAATATTCAAACCGCGATGGGGATACCGGCGGAGAAAATGGATCGGGTGGCCGATGTGCTCACCGCCCTGTTTACCCGGAATAACGTGGATATCCCGATGCTGGGCGAATCCATGAAGTATTCCGGTGGCGTTGGGCGCGAATACGGGCAGAGTTTGGAAACCGTCGCAGCGTCCACCGCCATGCTGGGCAGTGCCGGTATTCAGGGCAGTCAGGCCGGTACCACTATGCGCAGCATCTTAAGCCGCATTGGTGGCTCCAGTGCTGTTAAGGACTTAGGCGTCAAAACTGCCGATAAAAACGGCAATATGCGCGATCTGGTTGATATTCTCAAAGATATCAATGAGAAAACCGCCAAAATGGGTAACGTTGAGCGCGGTGCTATTTATAAAGATATCGCCGGACAATATGCCGTCACCGGTTTTGGCGTGCTAATGCACGCTGCCGGTAATGGCTCGTTGGATAGGATGCGCGGTCAGCCCGGTGAGTATGATGGCGAGGCGGCTCGCGTAGCGGCTACCAAGCTGGACAACCTGAAAGGCGATATGACCATTATTCATGCCGCCTTGGAAAACGTCAGCGTTGAACTGTTTGAGAAAAATGACGCATGGCTTAGGTCAACAGCTAAAAGCATTACCGAGTTTATGCACGGTGTGGCCGAGTTCCTCAAAGCGCATCCAAAAATCAGCCTTGGCATTGTGCAGGTGGGTACCGCTGTCGCTATTGCTACCGCCGCATTCGGTGCATTGGCTATCGCCGTGGTCGGTATTTTGGGGCCATTCGCCCTACTGCGTTTTACTACCTCAGTATTAGGCATTCGCTTACTGCCACGCCTGTCGTTTGGTATGTCTAAACTGGCGAGCACCACGCCCATCACCACCCAGCAGATCGGCAACTTTAGCCGCTCACTACTCACTCTGTCTAAAAATGGCGGTCAGTCGGCGATAGCCACTCTTAAGGGGCTGGGTAATGGACTGGTTAATGTGGTGCGCTCGCCGGTTAAATCCGCTATCAGCGGTTTTAAAATGCTGGGTAATGGCATTAGCTGGCTGGCTAAATCTCCGCTTAAATTCCTGCGTTTTGCCCTTGGCGGCTTAGGGGGCATGTTCGGGATCTTAATTAGCCCTATCGGCCTGATTGGTGCAGCTATCGCGGGCGCTGGCCTGTTAATTTACAAGTATTGGAATCCGATTAAGGCGTTTTTAGGCGGTGTGGTGGATGGCTTTATGCAAGCCGCCGCCCCAATTAAAGAGGCATTGAAACCGCTGGGGCCGGTGTTTGACTGGATCGGCGATGCAGTTAAAAGCGCGTGGAACTGGTTTAAAAAATTACTGGAGCCGGTGCAATCCACCACCGCCGATTTAAACAGCGCTGCCGATGCCGGTAAATCTTTCGGTAAATTTCTGGCCGATGGTATCAGCTTTGCCATGACACCCCTTAACGCGCTGATTTCATCCATTAAATGGGTACTGGAAAAACTGGATGAAGTGAAACAGCGCTCCGAGAAAACCCGCGAACTGGCACAGAGTAATCCGGCGCTAGCTGCCGCCGCTGGCAACTACGGCATTACATGGAAGCCCGTGCCAAAGGGCAACAGCGCCGCTGATATCGCCGCGAAATATACCGGTGAATATGATAACGGCGGTGATATCCCATTGGGTAAATTTGGCGTAGTCGGTGAGCATGGGCCGGAGATTATTAACGGCCCGGCACACATCACTGGCCGTCGCAATACTGCCGCCATGGCGGTTGCCGCGTCCATGCTATTCAGTGGTTATCAAGCTGCCGCCGCCCCGCTTCATCCGTACAGTTTACCGGCGACACAGTACCGCAATAATCACAGTGGCCAGACCAATAACCCGCCACAAAACCAAGCCAGCCATGCCGCGCCCATTATCAATATTTACCCGACTCCGCAGCAAGATGCGCAGGATATTGCGCGCGAGGTGGCCCGCCAGCTAGCGGCCTATCACCGAAATACGCAAAGCAAATCAAACCGCAGCTATCAAGACCATGATGATTATTAAGGAGCACTAGCATGATGATGGCATTTGGGATGTTTGTTTTTATGCTGCAAACCGTCCCCTATCAAGATTTTCAGCATCAAATGGCATGGCGTCACCCGTCAAACGCCCGTATTGGCAAGAGGCCAAGCAGCCAATTTTTAGGGCCAGACGAGGAATCTATTACGCTATCCGGCGTGTTATATCCTGAATTGACCGGCGGTAAAGTCTCGCTCATGGCCTTGCAACTGATGGCGGAAACCGGCAAAGCCTGGTCACTGATTGAGGGCAATGGTGCTATTCACGGCATGTTTGTTGTTGAAAGCCTGAGCCGTACTAAAAGTATCTTTTTCAGTGACGGCTCGGCACGCAAGATTGAGTTCACGCTGACGTTAAAACGTACCGATGAATCATTAAAAGAGATGTTTGGTGATTTATCCCAGCAATTTGACGATATCGCCACTCAAATATCGGACACCGCCAGCGGATTATTATCATGACGATGATAGATAGCCTGTTAAATAACGGTCATAACGCGCCGGATTATTCAATTACCGTGGATGGCATTGATAAAAGCGGCGGCATTAAAAAGCGGTTGATGTCGTTAACTTTGACCGATAATCGGGGCTTTGAAGCCGATCAGCTTGATATTGAACTGGATGATTCAGATGGTAAATTAGTGCTGCCCCGTCGCGGGGCTAAAATAGCAGTGGCACTGGGCTGGAAAGGGGCGGCGCTAATTGATAAAGGCACGTTCACCGTGGATGAGATAGAGCACAGCGGCGCGCCGGATAAGCTGACTATTCGCGCCCGCAGTGCTGATTTTCGTGAAACGCTTAATATTCGCCGCGACCAGTCTTATCATAAAACCACTATTGGCGGGATGATTAAAATAATTGCCGAGCGCAATAAACTCACTCCGACATTAAATAAAGCCATGTCTGATTTAACGGTTGACCATATAGACCAAACCAACGAATCAGACGGTAATTTCATTACCCGACTGGCGAAACAATACGGCGCTATTGCTGCCGTGAAAAATGGCAACCTGTTATTTATTCGTCAGGGCCAGGCGAAAACCGCCAGCGGTAAACCGATTCCAGTGATGAGCATTATCCGCAGCTTGGGTGACGGCCATCAATTTAGTATGGCTGACCGAGGCGCTTATACTGGCGTGGTGGCCAACTGGCTGAATACCCGCACCACCGAAAAGCCAGTGGTTAAGGTAAAACGAAAGCGCAAACGTAAGACGACCACTATCGCCAAGCCCAAAGAACCCGAAGAGAAACAGGGCGAATATCTGATCGGTACTGATGAGAATGTGCTGACCTTACGCACCACTTACGCCAACAAACACAACGCGCAACGTGCGGCTAAATCGAATTGGGAACGGCTGCAACGGGGCGCGGCGAAATTCTCTATCCAGCTTGCCAAAGGGCGTGCGGATCTCTATCCCGAAGTGCCGGTTAAGGTGACCGGATTCAAAAAGCAGATTGATGAAGCTGACTGGACGCTGGTCACAGTGACCCACTCTGTGAGTGACAGCGGTTTTACCACCGCGCTGGAATTAGAGGTGAAAATAGATGATTTGGATATGGAATGATGATTTTTAATCAATAATAACGCATAATTATCATTAACACCGGCCATAGCCGGGATGATGCCGGAGTCCGGATCATGTTCAATTGCCCTTTATGCCTCAGCGCAGCCCATACCCGCAGCAGTAGCCAAATCACCATCGAAACCAAAGAGCGCTATCACCAGTGCATTAATGTGAATTGCGGCCATACCTTTGTGACGATGGAAAGTTTTATGCGTTCAATCTCCAAGCCCGGCGAGATTAACCCTGTAATGCCCCACCCTCAAACCGGCGGCCAAGTTGTTATGTTCTGA